ACGAGTAAAACCGAGCCTATTATATACTGAACTTGATTAGAAAGGTTTGAAGGACATGAGCATAAGTATCATGGCGACAAGGAATGATGAATTTAACATTCTAAAGAGCGACGAACTTATGATTGGTGGATATGCAAGCATTGAAATTGTAGATAAACAAAATGATTTAATAACTTTGAAAGCATTAAATGAAGCCGTTCAAAAGTTCATGTCTAAACCCGAATACAGAAACGTAATGACAAATCATTCAAATGTTCAAGTAGGCGAAGTAGTAGATTCATATAGAGACAAAACAGGGAGATTGTGGAAAACAGAAGTAGATGATGTTGGATTCTTTGTTGTAATCAAATTAAGAGATGATATAGAAAAAGCCAAAGAAGTTGGAAGAGGAATTCGCAAAGGGTCATTAAGGTCATTTAGCATTGGAGGACAAGCATTACAGAAATCTAAGAAAACGCATGATGAATTGGGTAAATACAATGAAATCAGCAAATTAGAACTGCATGAAGTTACCATATGTGAAAAAGGAATTAATCCCGAAGCGAGATTCGATATACTAAAACAAGATAAAGGAGAAGATATAATGACTAACAAATTAGAAAAAGCATTAGAAGAATTAGACGCATTGATGTCAGAAGTCAATACGTTGAGAAAAGAAGAAGAAGAACATATGTTGGATGAAAAGGGTAATCCTAGAGAAACAATGGAACTGGCTGAAGAAATGGCTGATGACGATGACGATGGCGACACAATGGAATCTTCTGAATATATGGATGCAGAAACAGGTAAAAATCCTAGAGAAAAAGAAGAAAAGGCTTATCTTCGCACATTAGACGGCGCAGGTAATCAAATCGGTGAACCTGCTGATAGAATCGTTATTAACAACGGTAAGCCTACTTCATCCGATATGCCAGTAGTTAAGGCATTTGGAAACAATGAACTAGAAACTCTTGATTTGAGTGTTTCAAATGTTGAAAAGGCATACGAAGCATTCCGTCAAGAACAACTTGAAGCACTTGCTTACGATAATCTTCAAAAGTCTTTTGAAGCACGATTCGCTAATGAAAAGAATTCAAGAGAAAATACTCTCGCAAAGTCTCAATATGATGCGGCTTCCGAGATTGCATCCCTAAAGGATGAATTTACGCAACTAAGAAAGTCTTTGACAGCAGAGAAGGAAACAATCCTAAAGGCTCAAGAAGATTCAATTATCAAGGCTCCATCTATTGACGATATTGCATCAATGGATTGGTCGGATATTCACCGCTTTGTCGGGGGAAACCAATAAGGAAAGTGATTTAAGATGACAGGATATATTAACACAATTGCAGATTTAGAAGCACAAACATACGGAACAGGAACTTTTGCAGGTAATTCTTTACTAAAGCAAGCAGGAATGGTCGGTGGAATTCATACAGGACATGATGGAAGTCCAGCATTTAGCGGTTCAGCCATTTCAGATGTTTCAGCACTATACAACGTAGTTTACGGACAAAAGGTTTGGTCTATGCTAAACCGTGAAGTAAACGCATTATCAATGATTTCAAAGCGACCATACACTTCAAGCGGTTGGAGAGTATTAAAGTCAAGACCTGCTGGTGGAAGCGGAAATACTTTTGCTGTCGATGCAAGCGGAACAGAGAATTTAGCAGAATTAGGTTCTGATTCTCCTAGAGCCGATATGATTGGTGGTGTTCCAGAAAATGCGGCATTATCTACTGCTCAAGATGGATTAGGGCCAATTGCACCAACATATGCTCAATTAAACATGAGTCCAAAGGTTGTTGCTCATCAATTCGATTTCAGCGAATTAGCAATGGAAATGGCTCAAATTGATGATGGTATTGGCGATATTAGAGCGCAAATGCGTGAAGATATGGGTAAGCACCATGCAGAAGTTCAGAATAAAATGCTTGTAATGCCTTTAGAACATTATGGTGAAAGTTCAGCAATGCCTAACATTGGCAACAATTTGACTTCATTGAATAAGGTTATTACTTCAAGAGCAGAATTACTCGCTATTGATGGCGGAGTTCTTGCTACTGATACAACCTCTGCTTCAAACGCATTAGGTAAGATTTACGGTAATGAAAGATTTACTGCGGCTTCTTACTTAGATGCTACAATTGATTTCGGTGCGGGATATGCTTCAGGAAATGTTCGTTCATTAACTCTAACTCTGTTGAATAACATGATTAGAAACCTAAGACTAGCAGGTGGTTCACCAAAGGTTATTCTTACTGGATATGATACAATTCAAGCACTTGCTGACCTATTGCAAAGCCAAGAGCGATTTATGGATAGAAAGGAAATTGTTCCTACTGTAAACGGTGTTCGTGGAACAAAGGGTCAAGAAGTTGGATTTAGAGTTGCAACATACTACGATATTCCATTGATTCCTGTAAAGGACATGGCTACAACTGGTGGTGCATCATCTAAACTATCTGACCTATTATTCCTTGATACAGACCATCTATGGCTTTCAGTTATGAAGCCAACACAATACTTTGAAGATGGTATTGGCAATGGAAACCCATTCGGTGTAGGAACTCTCGGAAACAGAGCATTATACCGAACAATCGGAGAAGTCGGATGTTCTTTCTTTAAGGGACAGGGTAAGATTACTAACGTACAATGAGGAAAAAAAAGAAAGGAGATGATTATATATGGCATTTGCAACAGTTATACATTTAGAAATGAATTTAGAAGGAAACAGAAAATTAGTTTGTGGACAAACCACTACTGATTCAACAGACGGAAATATTGAAACAGGGCTATCTTTGGTAGAATCTTTAGTTTTTACACATAAGGGTTCAGCAGAAGAAGCGGCGGCGGCAGTAATTAATGCTAATTTACCACTTGCTAGTGGTGATGTAGCAATACATTGCGTTAGCGGTGATGTTGTCTATTTCCAAGCAATCGGACAGTAAGGTGATTTAATTGGCACATACAGTAACATTAGTGGCAAACCATAAAGGTTTCACTAGACCTAGAGTATTAGGTGATGAATACGTCGTTGATGCTTCAATTGACATTCAAACCTACACTACTGGTGGAGTAGTTATTACTGCGGCATCATTGGGACTTAAAACTATCAATTGTGCGTTTATTACCAGAATTCCTGCTGGTTTAGTAAAACATAGTATAAATCTAGCAGAAGGGGCATCGACTAGCGATACTCTTTATTTGGAAATAAACGTAGAAGATGGTACTACTGGTATTGAAGCACAATTAGCAAATACTGACGCTTCTTTAGACGGTTCTCCAATAACTATTAGAGTTCACGGACAACTTTGAGGTGATTAAATGGTTTCTGTCAAATTGACTGAAAACAGTCGCTTAGGCAGTAGGTGTACCATTAACGGACTAGAACGGATGACTGAGATTACTCAGAATGATTCCGCTTCTATTCCTCTTAGTCGTGCTATCGTTGGTTTATCAGATGAGAACTTAATGTTTACATTTGAAGAATCTGATAGAGAAGGCATCCTACTACTTAATGAAAAATTATTAAAGATTGGTTTTGAAGAACTAGGCAAAGAACTAGGTTCAGCAGAAGATTTGTGTGATTTACTTCTACCAAAGAAGGAATTACCAAAGGCTAAACCTAAGCCAAAGGCTAAGAAACCTTCAAAAACAGTAAAGAAATCGTCTTTAAGTGAAGATTAAAACCCAAGTATTAAGTAGGGTTGGCACTCTGCTCAAAGTGAAGGTGATAACATGGCAAATCAAGTATGTCGTTCAAGTGGAGTTTTAGGCGCAAGCGCAATCGTAAATACAGGACAATCGTTATTAATTAGCATTCATGCTAATTTGATTATTTCTGGTGGAGATGCAGTAACCGTTAAAGTTTTTGATGGACAAGATAATAGCGGTACAGAAGTGGCTAGAATTACTAATGCAGTAAACGGGCATTATAATCTTGAATACGATATGCATGGCGTATTATGTCGTGGTGGAATCTTTTTGGAGATTACAGAAGCAGGTTCTTCAACAGCAGAAATTTCTGTTGAATTCGCTTGAGGTGATATAATGCCAGCATTAAATCAAGATACTCGATTAGTTATGACTATTCTGTTCGTTGGAACAGTAAGCGGTGCTAACGTATTCTTTTATGCAGAATACGGTTCAGCATTCCCTTATCCACCAATTGCTCATGGAGTTCTATTCGGTCTTATGACTGTTGGAACCATTATGTGCATGAAAGCAATATTTGACTTATCATTAAATGATAAGATTGAACTTTGGCTATTAGACCGTAAGATTACTGCTTATTGGGCTAGAATGGCAAGAGATGAAGAACAACGAAAGAAACTTCAAGATACTGCTAAATCATACAACCTTTCACCTTATACTGGAATGCCGCCTATTGCACAGTCATATGAAACAGAAAACGTGGTTTCTTCTGATTTCTTGACTCAATTGCAATAGGTGAGTAAATGGTAGTTAGTGATTGGTTAGGATTTAGCGATTCTGATTATGCTTATAATCAACAAAGAGCGCATTCTGCGGATATGTTCTTTGTTAAGATGAGACTAATATTTTGGGGCAGTTGTGCAACATTATCAGCATTTCTGATTGGGAATATCATGGGTGTCTTTGACATCAATATCATGGGTTCTTTAATTAGTTATTTGAAATCATTATGGCATTGAGGTTATTATATGTCATTACTAGCAGGATTTGCAGTTGTTGTTACAGAAGCAGTAATTGGTTTTTATAAGAAAATTCATGCAATTCAATTTGGTATCTATGGTGCAACAATGGTAGGTAAAACTACTTTACATCATCAATTAAGAACTAGGGGAGAAGTGCCAGCAATACAGAAAAGAACTGTTGGTCGTCATAGAGCCACTAGAAAATCAATTAAATTAGATGGTGAAATGAATACTTTAAAAACTTCTGATATTGGTGGAGAAGCAATATACTGGAAAGAATGGGCTAAAGATATGCAAAGTAGAAAGGTAAAATATATTATTTTTTTAATAGACCACAGGCATTTAGATAAGGGTGGTAATTTAGACCATCAAGTAGCATGGAAGTTTTTAGTAGATACGATTGTTAATGATAGGTGGCCTACTGGTAAAAAGAAGAAAGAAGTAGATTATCCATTAGCAGTTTCTATTTGGGCTAATAAGTATGACATATGGGGAGATAAACATAAAAGTGATTTACCTATTGAAAAGCATCCTATCTTTGAACCATTTAAATATGGAATGCAAAAGTTAAATGATGTAGGAATTCCAACACACAAATATATTGTATCGGCTAAATCACAACCCGAAGCAGTTTATCAAGGCGTATTTACAATGATTAAGGACTATTGATTATTATGTGGTTCGATATTCTTAAGGTTGATGAATTTACCACCGAAGGAGGATTCAAAGGACTTTATGAACCTAATAAAGATAAGGTATCTATTAATTTAGATAACTTTAATACAGTAGCAGAAGGTTATGATGATATTGAAAGAGTCGTTGAGTTTGCCAATGTAGTAACACATGAATTATCTCATAGAGAATACGCAAAGGAATTAAATAATTATATGGATGATGTTCTTAAAGAATTGACTTCTATAACTAAACAGTATTCAGAGGGAAAGGCTTCATTAGATTCAGTTAGTAAAAAACTAAAAACCTTTTATAACTATGTTATTATTAATGAATCATTTGCATTTGGAAGTGGAAAATCATATGAAAGATTAAGTCATTTAGATGCAACAGGAAGTTCAGTTAGGTCTGTAATGACTAGCATTAACGACCATATTAGAAAAACAGTAGGTAGAAAGGACAGACAAGTAGAAAAGATGTTAGATGAACTTTATACTGAAACAATGAACGCAATTAGAAAAGTGAGGGATTAAATGTATCAGAACAACATTATACAGCAAGTAGGAACAAATGGAACACCAGTCGGTAATACGGTTGGTCAGAACGTACCAAATAGATTTTTGCCTAAACTACCACAGGCAAGAGCAAGTGGTATAATAGAAGAATATAAGTTTGATAATTTCAAACCTAAAAAGAAACTAAAAGAATTACATAAAGTATTATTACCAGAAAAGAAGAAGTTTATTTTTGTAAGATTCGGATATAAATTTAATCTTAAAGAAAGATGTGTAGTATGTGGAATGCATCATGTTTGGGAAGCAGGAGATTATTTGCGACCACCTATTCCTTTAGATAGAGTAGAACGTGGAAGGCCATTAAGAGGAACTTATTGTCCTAAACACGCCGCTTATCATAAACAATTTGAAATGATACAGCAAGAAATCATTGCTGATGAACACGGATTAGATTTCAAAAGATTTATTCCTAAGCCTAAAATGCCTCAATTAATGAAAAGTGGGCCAATTTATGCTTTATCTAATGAAGATATTATCGCTCTCTCGTCAGTCGGATATATTATAAAGCCACCCACGCTATCAGAAGATGAGTCGAAGGAGGCCGAAGTATTGCGGCTAACTACGGAACTAAAGGCTATTACATTGAAATTAGACTTTTTAGTTAATCAAAAGGAGGAATAGATATGGTATTCGGAACAAGTAATAAAACGGTAATGGGAGCAGTTCAGCAACAAGGAGAAGCAAATTTCAAAACAGTAAACAATCTGTTATCTTTGCAAGAAAACCACGTTGAAGAGTTCTTTCAATATCATGGAGAACAATTCTTTAAATCATTAGAAAAACTAATGGAAGATGTATTGGAAAGAGTAATGAGCCAAATGCTAGGAAAGTTAGCATTCGTTCAAGACTCTACTACTAACAGAATGAAAGTTGATTCTGAAAGTATGAGAGAGTTTGAAAGAATTACTCAAGCAAACATTGACTTAGACTTAAAGAACTTATTAGATTCAGCAATTAACACAGAAATCGTTAATCAAAGAAAGATGGCAAAACAGCAGTATCTAGAATCTCAAGGGTTCTCAGGCGGTATGGCGACTCCAAGTGCAGGTATGGCTATCGCTGGAATAACAGGACAAACACAGCAATATCAACAAATGCAGGGAGCAGTAGGTAATGGTTCAGGTTATCCTGTTCCTCCATCGGGTCAAGACGGATATGGCCGACCATATTGGATTGACCCACAAACAGGCCAAACAAGTTATGAACCGCCACAAAGCGGATTAGGATTAGGTTCAGCCATTCAAAAAGGTGCGGCTTGGGCTAAGTGGTTAATGTGAGTAGTGAAGGGCAAACTGAATTTACTATTAAAACTAAGGATAAAAATACCCTTAAAGTTAATAGAAATTTTTTATTAAGAAACTATTATAATTTCTTATTCTATAATATTGAGAATAAGAAACCCACTAGTGGTTCTCCAGATTTAAATGGAGAATATCTTAAAATTTCTAATTTGGTAAAGCCCCCAGTATCATTGAATCAAGAACTCGCAGATGCAGAAACTAAAGAAAAATACTTGAAACTCTTAAAAGAAACCTTTGACGAGTTAATGACTGATGCAAGCGTTAGTAAGAAGCAAATTAAACCTAGAAACATTGGCGAAGATACTACTGCTAAAGGTGGTATGCCAAGTATATTTGTTACATTAATTCAGGATGAACCATTAAATAAGTTACTTGATGATGCTTTTATTACTAAAATTCAACCTATTCAAAGAGAAATGCAAAGAGATATTACTCAAGAAGGCGAAGGTAAAGATAGAAAAATAGTAGTCTCCGAAGAACAACCAATGGGTGCTACTCCTAAAGAAAAAGAAATATTATCAGAACTTTCTAAAGGATTAGGTAGCGATAACGAAATATTTGAATATTTTAAAAGTGCTACTAAAGCATACTTTGATGGAAGTGAACTTTTATCTATTGTTTTTGATGAGGCATTATTAGATGTTAAAGAAAAGAAACTTAAAGAGTTAGTAGGAATAAGAGATACTACTGGTTCTGCTACTGCTAAAGGAACGGGAGTTAAAACTGCCTATGGTTCTATTTCTAAAAAGAAAACTAAAAAGGAAACCTTCGGTTTAATGGAAGAAGATGACCTTGATACACAAAATGTTGAACAGATTAAAATGAATACTGACTATGGTTTGATTGAAAGTATTCAAGAGGCTCTTGCCTATTTCAATGGTGGGGCATTTAAGGGGAACATGGAAGAAACATTCTTAGAACCCCTACATAAAAAAATAGAAGAGAAGAAGAAAAAGAAAAAGGAAAAGGAAACTCAAAAAGCAAGTGAAAAAGAAATAACAGAAATTAATAATAAATATCCAGAACAAACTTATGATAGTTGGGCTAGGGAAAATAGCGATAAAATTAACGAATTTATAAAAGCATCTCAATCAGTTGTTGTTACTACTATGATAAGAAAATTAGGCTTTTCGGTGGCTAAACTAAAGACCAAGCGTGAAGAAAAAATAAAAGAAATAGACAATAATAAAGATAAAAGTAAAGAAGAAAAATTACAGGAAGAATATCTAAAAATAAATTCACAAATAGATAAAGTAAAACCACTCAGACAATTGAAATTGATGACGAGCCTAGAAAGTACTGAAATAATAGATTCCTTTTATCAAGATATGCTTGAAGAATATACTGAACAAAAAGTAATAAGAGATGTAGAATATATCAGAGCCGATGGTAAAAAAGGAACTCTAGGTACTTTATTTGATGACGCAACAAAAGAAGGTAATACTGTTGATGATAATACACTTAAAGAATTACTTCATTGGTTGGATATTAAATTACAAAATCCAATTAATGACTTAACACAAATAAATAAAATAACATTCAATGTTGCTAGAAGTAAATGGGAAGTTATGAATTATAGAAAGTTCAATCAAGGCATGAAAGCACTTTTAAGAACTGGAAGGTCAAGAAGTAAAAAGGTTTCTTCTGATGAAGATAATCCAAGAGTACCTGTGAATTTATTAGGTAAATTCAATACTATGATTAATAAATTCAGAAAGAACGTAAGAGTTATTAAAAGAGCATTGAGGTGATATTATGGGAACAGTTCGCTCGCCAAGTGATTATACAACAATCAATGTAGACTATTCAAGTGGTACTGGTTTTTATACTGATAAAGGCGCAGTTTCTGATTTACTTCAAGTTTCAGCATTTTCAGACTCCACTAACCCTTCTCAATCACAGGTCGGTTCTATCATTAAGCGTGTAGAAGGGATGATAGACGACAAAGTAAAGCGTTCCTTCCGACCAATAATTACTCAAAATGAGTATCATAACTTTGAATTCATTAGACATCCAGCAAGAGCATATTATGGTGGATATGTAGGCTATATTCAACTTTCAATGATGAAGGTAAGAAAGATTGTTTCTCTTCAAGTTTGGCAAGGAAGTAGTTATATCGAATTAGCATCTGCTCAAGCAAAAATAGAACTACTTGAAAATTATAGAGATATTTATTCAATAGTATTAGAATTACCAAATAGCGGAACTTCTTTTGAGATGCTTTCAGAAGATGCAGGTTCTTTACAAAACACAGAATTTAATACTTCTTTTGGAGAAAAGACAACTGCTAATGAAATTGTTTCTTTAGTAAATGAACAATTCCCTTCACCAACTGCACAATTTACTGGTGCTACTGCGGCTAAAGAATTAATAGTTAGTAGCAGAAACATTTCTGATTTCTTTTATGCTCATAAGAATACTGAGAACTCAAAAGAAATATTTATTTCTTCTTTATTAGCAGGAGAAGATGGTTCTGATTGCACAATTAAAGTAAAAGTTCAACAAACTTGTTCAGCATCAGGAACTACAACAAACTTAACAGTTCAAGATTCTAGTAAATTAATTGTAGGAATGGCAGTTGCAGGGACAAATATTAATTCATCGGCAACAATAAGTTCTATCACTAATTCAACTACTGTTGTTCTAAGCCATACTACTACTGGTTCTATGAGCGATACTGTTTTATTTACTGCAACAAATACTTCTATTCCTACACTTTGTACTGTAAGTGGATTTACAGATAAGCAGAACCTTAAAAGATTAGGTTCTTTCTGGACTATTGGAGAAGAAGGTAAAGTATTCTTCTTACAAGATTATCCTTATCATACTCAAAATTCTATTATTGTTTCATATATTGCAGGAGATAATAGAGTACCTGCGGCTATTCATGAAGCGGCTACTAAATTAGTAGCGGCTGAAATACTAAGACATGATGACCAAACTATTCTAATTGCTGAAACTGGTGGCAATATATCATTGAAAGAGAAATATGATATATTAAGAAAAGAAGCGTTGGATATTTTATCTGGTAAGTCTGATATTGTTTATTTCTTGGGTTGATATTATGCTTAAAAATATTAATATTAGCACTAAGAAATTCCAAGAGTTTCTCAAAATAGAACGAGAGAGACAATTAGCCATGAAAGAATTATCTATGATGCTAGGCTATGATGTTAGTTTTAGTGAAGAAGAATTAATGGATAACGCAGGAAAAGCATATGCAAATTACATTTCAAAAGAATTTACAAAGGAGGTATCGTTATTGATGAAGTCAGCCTTTTAATTGATTTAGTTTCTAGCAATTGGTCATCATCTGCTTCAACGCTACAATCGGCTGGAACAGTTAGTTCTTCCCATGTTGCTACTCCTAATTTTGTTGATGTTAGAACATTAGAAAAAGGAAAGGGAATGAGATATGATTTATCTTCAAAGGATGTAATTATCTTTTTTGAGGACAGTCAAAGCATAGAATACCCTACTGTTCATTTTGATGTTAGACATGAAACATATGGCTTTACTATGCACATTAGGACTATTCATGATGAAAGAGCAGGAACGGACTCAAATTTTGGTCGAGATAGGCTAAGGGCTTTATACTTGATTGCCCGTCATGCAATTGAGCGAGGTCGTCGTGGCTATACCGCAAGTGATGGAAGTAAATTCAATCAAATCTTTTTAGGTTCTAGAAGCGAAAGTAATGACCGAGCAAAACGATTATTCGGATATAAATTAAACATTGAAGCAAAAAGATTCGCATTAACACTCCCTTAGTAAGTTTGTAAAGGAAAGGAGAGATTAAGCATGGCAATAAACACAGATATATTTTTAGGAAGCGGCGCAAGTTTAACAATGATACCAGAATTGGATTTAAAAATCCTATTAAATAATTCAGGCTCAACAGCGACTAATTTAGTTGCTGATGCTCTTTGGACAGATAACGTAAGAATGGTACAAAATCTATACGTTGGTTGTGTTGTTGATTTATACGACAATGATGTTTCCCCAACCGAACCTCTTTCTACTCACGTTATTACTGCTAATAGCGAAACTGCATTTACTATTTCACCTGCTCACACTATTGGAACAATTGCGGATGCAGTAGATTTTATTGTTATTAGGGGATATGGCGCACCTGCTCCAACAACCTTAACAGGTTCTATTGCAAGATTAAGTGCAGATAATTGGTTAGGTCTTTTAGAAACATCAGCATTCCCTAATCTAGAAGTTGAAATGAAACAATTAAATCTTTCTCTTGGTGGTTCAAGAAACTTTACTCATCAATACAAAGGTATTGAAACTGCTAGTGGTGGCAATTTAGCATTAATGGCTAATCAAGGAACATGGCTTTATTATGCTTTAGGTAAATGCACACAAATTAATGCAACCTTTACTGGGAGTTCTTCTTTAGACCCTGCAACCCCACCATATACTGCTCATGCAAACAATGTTCATTATTTGGATATTGGAGTAAGTGCAACTGCAAAGGCGTTTAGCGATAACATTACAGGTTTTACCTCAACTGGGCCATTATTTTATAGAACTGCAAAAGATTCTACTTTTATGATTCCGCCAGTAGCAAATCAAGATAATGCGGCACATATGGCATTATTAACATTACCAGAATATAATGCAAGCGGTGTTCTAACAAACCCAATTAAATATACATTTGGTGAAGCAAATGGTGAAGAATTACCTTCGTTTGGATTAGAACAGAATGTAAGTAAACTAGAAGCGACTAATCCACATAGAACAGGAGATATGACATTAGCAACAGAATCACATAACTTTGTTCGTATTGCTAGAGGTAATCGAGTAAATATTCTTACAATGACCGCTAATGAAAATGAAGAAGTTAAGATGACTTTAGATTTAAACTCTAGAGCAGTTCATAAATTAAAGACAGGTGAGGCTTATGAAGGTCGTGCAGGTGTAGATGATAATGCTGATTTGTTTAACTTTGGAAGTGGTTCAAATACATTAACGGCAACAGGAGAAGAATCTCTTGAACCTTTCTTCTTTTCAAGCGGTTCATTCACTATCTTCGGACAACAATTCCTTAAGATTACAAACATGACATTAACTATCAGTAATAACTTACAAGATAAAAGATTTATTGGTGCAGGAGATAAAGGAATTAAGGAGGCTATTCCTGCTCAAAGAACTTATGAAATTTTATTTACTGCTATGATTACAGATAATCAATTATTTGAAGAACTTCTCGACCAAACCGAAGAAGGGGCAAGTAATCTTATTACTTTACAATTTGATAAAAATGCTCCAGACGGAACTCTTAATGAGCAAATCCTACTAAAGTTCCAAGATTACTTCTTAAGTTCTGCAAATATTACAATTCCAGATGATAAAGGGGCAATTACTATCGAAGGAACTGTAATGCCAAGAAATCTAAATACTTGTGAAGTTAGAACACATTGGATTTTACAGGGGTGATTCTATGGATAAGTATGATAAACTTCGTCTTAAAGAAGAATTGGCTAAAAAGCCTAAAAAAACTAAGCCTAAAGAGGTTAAAGAAACTCCAAAGAAGTCTAAGTTAGAATAATATTCCACCAACACCGTTTGTTTGTTTGTTGGTTTTGAAGGTGGATGAAATGTTAAACGATAAAAAAGTTATTACAGATAAGAGTGTATTATTTGCACTACAAGAGCCTACGCTACATTATATCAAAGTAGCACCCGAAAGCGAAGAATACCTCAAGGTATGGGTTAAAGAACCCACATGGCTCGAAGCCGAGAAA